AAGCCTAACAACAGTACCGTCACTTCCGGCAACAACGTTGACGGATTACTGCTATAACTATATGTTCCGCGGCTGCACAAACATCAAATTGGCTATTTCCAAAAGCCGCGAATACGATAAGGAATATCGCATCCCTAAATCAGGAAATGGTGTAACAGCAACGAGAGCATTGGACAATATGTTTATGCAAACTGGCGGTACGTTTACCGGAACACCGAGCATCAACACCACATATTACACAAGTAACACTATTGTATAACTGAACAGGGTAATCGCCCGGAAATCTCATGGGGCAGGTGTGCCCGCAGTTTACCATTGCGTGGGCGGCACTGTCCACGGTTGCGGTATGGGTTGAAGATCGTTTGCACGATATCTTCGACTAAATGCTCAGAATTGCGGTAAAGTGCTCAAAATAAAAGAAAAATGTACACTTTGATAGGGCGAATGCCCGGAAAGGAACAAACTATGTACGAAGATAACATCTATGTAAAGAATTATAAGGCTATCAAAAAGCTGCCCGGTGATATTGGCGTACAGCTCGACCAGTTCGACGCTGCCCGCCATCTCAAGCACGATGACCTCGCGCGTGCACAGTACAAGCACTGGCGCAGTGTGCAGACCGGTGTGCCGGAGCTGCTGAGCCGCAATGACCGCGACCTGCTGGGTATTTAATCATGCCGACGGAGGTTATCTGCACCATTATCACGGGTGTTGCCGGAATCATCTGCGCTGCTATGGCGGCGCAGTCCGGCAAGCGTGATAAGAGAGCAAGGAAAGAAGCGGAGCGGGTAAACCGGAGAGCGGAACAACGAGCCAAAGAGGGACGCTTGCAGCTTGCAATGATTAACGCAAACTGTCAGCTTACCGTTGGCGTAGCAATGGCATTAAAGCGCGGTCACTGCAACGGTGAGGTAGAGGCAGGACTTGCGGCTATTGAAAAAACAACCAAGGAGTACGAGCAGTTCTTAGAAGGAATTGCAATAGACCATATTGCGAGGTAAGAGTATGAAGGTAAATATCCCTGTACGAATGAAGAACCCGTGGTTTTGGGTTGGTATTGTCAGCGTGGCAATCACGGCCATTGGTGTTGACCCGCAGACGTTTACGAGCTGGGCGGCTGTGTGGGACGGTATTGTTTCGGTGCTGGAAAATCCGGTGCAGCTCTGCACGATGTGCCTTGCGGTGCTGAGTGTGTTTATCGACCCGACGACGGCGGGCATTACGGATTCCAAAACGGCGCTGACCTACACCGCACCGAAGAAGAAGGGTGAGTAAAGTAAATGAGTATTCCATTCAAACAGTGCAACGAACGAAACTACCGCAAGGGCAGAGAGTTTGCAATCAACTGGATTTGCCTGCACTTTACATCCGGCAACGGTGACACGGCACAGAATAACGCGGATTATTTCGCGCGTGAGGGCGGTTTGAACGCAAGCGCACATTATTTCGTGGATACGGAAAGAATCGTGCAGAGCGTAAAGGACGGCGACACGGCATGGCATTGCGGCAGGGAGCGCGGCGGCAGCTACTACAACGACTGCCGGAACGCAAACAGCATCGGCATTGAAATGTGCAGTATCATCCGAAACGGTGTATACGTCATCCCCGAAGCGACGATGAAGAACGCCGCAAAGCTGACGCGGGAGTTGATGGCAAAGTACCATATTCCGGTATCGCGCGTGTGCCGTCACTATGATGTGACGAGGAAAAATTGTCCCGAACCGTGGATTCGCAATCCTCAGTTGTGGGAGAAGTTCAAAACCATGCTGACAGAGAAAGAGGTTGAAGATATGACGGAAGCACAGACCCGCGCAATCGCAAAGCAGGAGATTGCAAACGCTGAAAAGGCAAAGAAGGTTTACGACACGGTAGACGCAGTGCCAGCTTGGGGCAAGGCAACCGTGCAGAAGCTGGTGAACAAGGGCTTTTTGCAGGGCGACGATAAGGGCAAGCTGGCACTGACGACCGACTTGCTGCGCCTGCTGGTTATCAACGACAGAGCACAATTGTACTAAGACAAAAAACAAGGGGAAAGATATGCGGTGACACCATAACGAGGGGATACCGCATGAAATTAACGGAATTTACAAGGCCGGAGGTGGAATACTTCCGGCGTGAGTGCAATTTTACACCAGAAGAGCGCGCCGTGTTTGATCTGCGAACATCGGCGCGCTCTATTACTCAGATTTGCATGACGCTGCACATGAGCGAAAGCACGGTGCATCGTCGGTTGAACAGCATCAAATGCAAAATGCTGCGCGTGCTGTGACAGCAAGTTGACAGATTTGTGACAGGTTTTCACGCCCGGCAGACCTTATACTGAAAGTATAAGGAAGTGATCGCATGAGTTACGAACAGAGACTTGAACGCATGGGGTATGACCCTGAGTGCGCTCGTCGCATTGTAGCAGTTTACCGCAACGCAGGCAACACAGATTGCTTGGAGGAGTATATATCCTACAAAGAGGCGGTAAGTAAATCCATCAGCGAACACGCAACGGAGGTGCTGGGATAATGGCATATCCTTATGGTTACACCGGCTACACGCCGCAGTATCAACAGCAGTACCCGCAACAGCCAATGCAGACACCAATGCAACAGCAGGTGCAATCTCCACAGCATATTGTTCGACCTGTGGCAAGCGTGGAGGAAGCGCGTGCGGTACAGACGGACTTTTCCGGTGCGCTTACTATCATGCCGGACACGGCGCACGGCGCGATTTACACCAAACAGCTTAATTTGCAAACCGGCTGTGCCGACTTTGTGATGTATCGCAGAGCACAGGAGCCGGAAACGAATAAACCTGCGGAAATAGATTTGTCAGATTATGTTCCGAGAACGGAATTCAACGAGCTTATCCGACGGTTTAACAAGTTATGTGAACAACTGGGAGGTGCAAATGATGAACATGCAAATGCTCATGCAGGCCATGACGGCAAATAATCCGGCGGTACGGCAGGTTTTGAACATGAAATCGCAGGGCATGACACCACAGCAGGCTATGCAGGCGATGGCAAAACAGAACCCGCAGATCGCACAAATCATGAACGGCAATCCACAGCAGATCGCAATGAATATGCTGCGTGAGGGCGGTATCGACCCGCAGGCGTTTATGCAGCAGGCGGGCAATCTGATGAAGTAAATATCCCCTTTTCAGTTTGGACGGAATCTTGATACAAAATCCGACGTTCTTTTGTGATGTTCGGAAAGCGTACGGTTCCGTTCAAATAAATCTGAAAAGGAGAATAATCATGGATAACGATTTTGCAACCGGCTATGCACTCGGCAGTGACGGCAACAACAACGGCAATATGTGGGGCGGCGATGGCTGGTGGGCCATTATCCTGTTTGCTATGATCTTCGGCTGGGGCCGCGGCGGCTTTGGCGGCTGGGGTAACAACAGCGACGGCGCAGGGTATCAGGGCGCGGTTACTCGCTCCGATCTGTGCAGTGAGTTCAACTTCAACGACCTGTCCCGTTCCGTTCTCGGCATTCAGAACGGCTTGTGTGACGGCTTTTACTCCATGAACAACGGCATGCTGACCGGCTTCAACACGCTTGGCAGCGCGGTTGCTAACGGCTTCCACGGCGTAGACAACGCAATTTGTCAGCTCGGCTACCAGAACGCACAGCTTATCAACGGCGTAAACCAGAACATGAACACTGGCTTTAACGGCGTAACTGCTGGCCTTACTGCTCTGGGCACGCAGATGGCTTCTTGCTGCTGCGATACGCAGCGTCAGGTAGAACGCGGTTTCTGCGACACCAATTACAATGCCGCTACCAATGCGCGTGATATCATCCAGTCTACGCACAGCGATACCGACCGTATCATTGCACGGATTGACCAGATGGAAACTGCACGTCAGGCGGAGAAGATTGCGGCGCTCCAGACGGAGAACCAGACTTTGAAGTTTGCCGCATCTCAGGAAGCACAGAACAATTATCTGGTAAACGCTCTGCGCCCGGCTCCCGTTCCGGCGTTCCCGGTTCCGGCACCTTACCAGTTTTCCGGCTGTGGCTGCAACACCTGCGGCTGCTGAGATACGATATTCAGGAGGGGGAGCAATCCCCCTGCCTTTGATAGGAGGGAATAGTTATGGCTTGCAAGCCTGTACAAAAACTGTGTCCGAACCTGCGTATCTCACAGGGCGTGACTTACGCAAGCGGCGTGCTGACGGTGAACATTCCGGCGGGAGATTACCAGAACGGCTGCGTTTACGGAATCGTAATCGCGCAGAACATTCCGTCAACAACGATCATCGGCGCGCCGGTGGTAATCACCATCGGGGACGGAACGGTAACGTATCCGCTGCTGAAATGCAACGGCGCTCAGGCGACAGTGTTTAATCTGGATACCCGTCACAAGTACCTGTGCCGGGTGGTCACTTCGGCAAACGGCGGCAGTTTCCGTATGCTCGGTAATTCCTGCTGCTCTCACTCTAACGCGCTGCGGTCCATCAACGGGACTGCACCGACAACGTAAGGGGGTGACGGCATGAAAAGAGGTACTATGATGCTGCTGATGCAGCGAAACCGCAGAAGCGACTTTACACCGGAGGAATGGAGAAACCGCAAGGCATATCCGGAAAACCGTGAGCATTACGGCGTGCGTTATGAAATGCCGCGTAACCGTTATATCGATCCTTACGGTTATGATGAGCCGCAGAGCTACTACGACGAACGGTTCCACGGCGGCAGAGAACCGGAGATGCGCGGTTATACGCGCTATTCCAACGGCAGATTTGCCCCGCACAGCAGCGCGGAATATCCCGAGTATGACGAGATGCCGACATACCATGACGAGGGTATGCGCCCGATTGGGTTTCGTGATGAACCTATGCGTATGGGGGATACTTCGTATGTAGGGGATAAGACACGCGGCAGCGACAAACAGCTCGGCTATGCACGCGGCAGCGGCGCGAAGCTCAACCGCGAAATGGCGGAACGCTGGGTGCGCGGCATGAAGAACGCCGACGGCTCGACCGGCGCGCACTGGACACTGGATCAGACCACGGAATTGATGCAGCGGCGCGGAATAAACTGCAATCCGGTGAAATTCTGGGTTGCGATGAACGCGGTGTACAGCGACCTCAGCGAGGTTGCAGAGCGCCACGGCGTAGGCAATGATGAATTTTACGCGGATATGGCAAAGTCGTTTTGGCTGTGCGACAAGGATGCCGTGGAAGACAAACTGGCGGCATACTACGAAAACGTTGTAAAACACAACTAAACACAAAAAGCAGGTGGAAACACCTGCTTTTATTTTACGAAAAGGAGAGAAGTATATGGCGAAAAGTGCGTGGGGCGCAATCGGAAAGGCGCTTGGAACAGGCATTAAGAACACCATTGCGGCAAACACAAAGAAGAACAACACGAGCAGTTCTTCTTCGAGCTCGTCGAATCGCGGCAGCAGCAGTTCTTCCGGCGGTTATACGGCTTCCGGTTCGGGCGGCAGCTACAACATCAGCAGTGACAAAGGCAAGAACTTTGTAAGCGGTGCGGCGGCAGGCTCGACCATGACCGGCGGTGACGGCTCGGTCTGGAAGAAGAACAACGACGGCACCACCACAATCACCAAGGGCGGGCAGACGTGGACGTATGGTTCTTCCGGCGGCGGTTCGTCTTACGGCGGTTCCTCCGGCGGCTCGTCTTACGGTAATTCTTCCGGCGGTTCGTCGAATGACTGGCTGAAACAGGCGCAGGCAAACTCCAATGCGTGGCACACGGCGGATGCTGCAACGAGAAAGCGCCTGCAGGAGGAAAACCAGCGCCTGTACACGGCACACGGCTACACCTACAACGGCAAAACCGGCACATGGAGCGCTCCACTGAGTGCGGAACAGCAGCAGCGAAAGAACAGCCTGAACAACACGGATTGGTCTACGGTGATCGGCGGCCAGATTGCAAGCGGCGGACGGTGGCAGGACGTTGAAGATTCGCTGAACAACCGCAATGAGAAAATCCTTCTCAACGGCGGCAAACTCGACCAGTACAGCAACGATGCGACAGCGCAGAACGCCAAGAACTACATTAACCAGATGAAACAGGTTGAGGAGCAGTATCAGGCCGAGCTTGACCGGCAGGAGCAAATCAAACAGCAGCAGCAGGCGTACTATGACCGGATGGCAGACCAGATCAACCAGCAGTATTCCGCGATGCTGCCGGGTTTAAACCAGAGCTACGACGAGGCGGCGCGGCAGGCGTACATCAACTACCGCACAGCGCAGAGAGACCTTCCCTCTCAGCTTGCGGCGGCGGGCATTTCGGGTCAGGGCGCTGCGGAAAGCTCACTGGTGGCACAGAACGCCGCTTACAACTCGGCGTATAACCAGAACGAGCTTGCACGCGCAAATGCGATCCAGAGCGTGGAGAACAACCGTGCAAGCGCACTGGCGGGCAACTCGACGCAGGCGGCGCAGAGCATGGCAGACCTTGCAAACAGCCTGTATCAGCAGCGGCAGAGCATTCTTGCGCAGCAGGAGGCGGCAAAACAGAACGTTATCGGCAATCTGTACAACTACGGCAACGCAACCGGCAATTTCGGCGTAAACTCGACGCTCGACGCACAGCAGACGCTTGCGAACATTGCGTACAACAAGCGTGCACAGGATATGCAGCAGTCGCAGTATGACCAGTCGTTTAAGAACGATCAGCAGAATGCTATGCGTGATTACTACCTCAAACTCTGGGAGGGCATGGGCAATCGCGGTGCAACGGCACAGATTGCAGCAGTGCTCGGCATTCCTACCGGTGCAGTTTACGGTCAGGGTACCTACAACTCGAATTATTACTAAACAATACGGGGGCGGCTTAACCGCCCCTTCTTTTATGGAGGCGTACAATGGCATCGAACAAGAAGAACCGGTACAATCTGAGTAAGGGACGCAAGGAACAGCTTGCTCAGGCCCGCCAGAATGCGAAAGATGACTACAACCGCAGACAGAAGGAAAAGCAGAACAAGGCGCTGATTCAGCAGTTTAATGCGACGCACAAGAACGCACCGAAGCAGACGATCTCCGCTAAGGGCGGAAACCGAAATACACGGCATAGTACAGGAACGACCAGAAGCACGGTAAGCAAAACGCGGATGAATGGTTCGCTGGGAAACTCGTTCGGCGGCTCGAGAACCGGAGGTGCCAAGACCACCACAGACCGCCGCGCAAACGCAGCACACAAGGCGGATACGGAGAGACGGCAGAGCACGACGCTGAGACAGGGCAGTAGTTACCTTACCGGCGGCAGTACCAGAAAGGCAACGCCTTATGCTGCGGCACAGCAGGTGTACACGCCGCTGCGGTCAAACGATAGACGTGCACGGGCTGGCAGAGCGGCAGATGCAAACCGCACGATCAATGCACGAAATCAGATGGCAACGACGAAAACCGGCACCGGAAAGACGTGGAATGAGAAGGAAGAACGGCAGAAAGCGATTGATACGCTGAATGCCAACTCCATGGCGTGGCACAACACGTCGGATGAAGTGGAAAAGACACGCCTGCACGCGGCTAACGACCGTATCCGCAAGAAGTTCGGTATGACGTACAATGGCGATACCGGCGCGACATATCTGCCAAAAGCCAGTGGCGGAAAGACCAATGTTTCCAAGCCGGTGGTTGAGACGGCGAGAAATGCAGCGTTTGGGCAGAACTATCAGACGCAGGAGCAGAGACAGTCACGGTATGACGAACTGAACAACGAGATTGACCGGATGCAGAAACAGTATCCGTATCTGATCTCTATGGACATGAAAAACCGCAATGCAGGAGAAAAGCTGGCTGCGGTGCCGTGGCTGATTTCTCATCCGAAACTGGCGGCTGCCGGTATCAACGGCGATGACCAGTACAGCAAGATGAGCACGACGAACAAAAAACAGGCGGACGCGATGTATCAGCTGTACAAGCGGCTGAACGATGAAGCGGATGCGATCAGCAAGCAGAGTGCGGGCAAGGCATGGGGCAGCGGTGTTGCAAATGCAGCACTCAATGCAGCGGGTGCGGTAGAAAACGGAGCACGCTATGCTACCTCTGCGGCTGAAAACGCACTGAGCGGCGCGCTGAAACTGGCGGGCAAGCAGGATGCGGGCCAGTTCTGGGAAGATGTTGCAAAGAACACGGTAAACACCAGTTTTGCGGATTCTGCAATGCAGAAGGTGAACGACTGGGCACAGCCTGTCGGTTCGGCAAAGAAAGCGCAGGAGCTTGCCGGTTCCGGTGCGCGTATGCTGCCGGGCATGGCGCTGGGTGCGGCAACCGGTACGGCAAGCAAGGTTTCCTCTCTGTTGGATAAAGCACCTCTTGCGAATGCAAGTTTAGCGGCAATCTTTGGCGATTCTGCGGCGAGTGGTGCACGCGAAGCGCTGAACGACGGTGCAAGTCTTAATCAGGCGCTTGCTTACGGTGCGGGCAGCGGCTTAACCGAAGTCGGCACGGAGAAGATGTTCGGCGGTATTCCCGGACTGAACGAGGGCGTTGCAAAGCTGGGAAGCAAGAGCAGGATTCTCAACAAGGCGTTTGATGTTCTTGGTGAGGGTGTGGAGGAAGCAGCGAGCACGCTTATCGATCCCTATCTGAAACGCGCTACCTACGACAAGAACGCAAAGAACGCAACCGCGCAGGAACTTTGGGACAGCGCAAAGGGCGGCATGGCACTTGCGGGCATTATGCAGGGCGCGAACGCGGTATCGGAACGGCTGGCAAACCGGAGATACGGCACTGCACCGGCTGAGACAACCACCTCTATTCATGACGCAAATGCGGATGTGCGGGCGGCAGAGCAGATGGACAATCGACTGCACCCGAACACGTCGCAGGCACTCCCGACGGCACAGCGGCTTGCACTGCCGGAGGGCAACACACGCACGGCAAACACGCTGTATGCGAACGAGAACGGCGGTGTTGCGAACAATCTGCGTGCATTTAACAATGCGGATACACCGGACGTTCTGTACGGCAATATGCGCGGCGATTTCACGTCTGCACCGGACAGCGGCAGTGTATTGTATGCAAGCCAGAACGGACAGGTATCGCAGACCCTTCCGACCGGTTATCTGCCAGTGGGACGCAGCGGATTGACGAAGGTTGCGGCACAGGTGGATGAAACGCAGACGATTCCACGGTTTGCGGTGGATGATGCGGGTAATCCGAACGGCGGTTTGAGCGATGCCGAAATGCAGTGGGCGAAGCTGCTTGCGGCTAATCAGGAGAAAACCGGTGTCAGCATTCAGCAGCTAACGCATGAAATTGTTGATTCTACGTTTGAGGAATACAATCAGGCATTGCAGTCGGCGGAGCAGTATGTAAGAGACTACACGCCGCAGGGTACGTCTGTTGTGTGGAACGCAGACGGAACCAGTTTTAGAGCAAGCAACAACGAAAAGTGGTACTCCGACTACTACAAGAAGAACGGCAAGGCACCGAGCAGAGCCGAGGCGGCTCAGGTGGCGGCACAGCTGGTAAAAGCAGATATTCAGCGCGGCGGCGGTCAGTTTATCAGCGCAGAACTGGCACAGGACTTGCAGACCGCATTAGAGATTCAGGCGGCAGCAAATGCACTGGGCGAAAATGTTATCTCTGCACAGGTTGTAGACGGTAATCTGGTGGTGCAGCGCGGCAAACCTGCATACACGGCAAATATTCAGGACACCAACGCAAGGCTCGACCGGAATATTATCAGCCCGGTAATGCAGGGCGCGACGGCGGCTCCGATCAACCTGAGCCCGATGCAGAGAACCGGTCAGACGCAGAGCGCACCGACGCTTGCGGATGTGCAGCAGGCGCGGAACGACATTATGCCGAAGCTGACCCGTGCGGGGGCTGAGACGGTGCAGACGGGCGTTCAGACTGCACCGCCGGAAATTACACAGCCGATGCAGGAAAACGCGCAGGGCGCGGCACAGCAGGCGGACATTAACCCCAAGCTGACAAAAGCGGAAGTGAATGCGGAGAGCTCGGTGGGCGCGGCGGAAACCGGATTTGACCCGTATTCCAAGATGGTCAATGATTACGGCGCGATTCCGGAGGGTATGAACCCGGCGCGCATGGTGGATGTACCGCAGAGTACGAACGGCACGGACAGGGTAAGCAATGTTGCAAGAACGATCATGGAAAGCGGCGTGACACCGGACAACCTCATTCCGGTACTGGAGAACCATGTTGCAGAGGGTTTGTTTTCGCATGATGTGAAGTCGCTGAAAAAAACACTCAGCGGTGCGACGAAAACCATTCAGAAGAAGGGATGGCAGGGCGCGTTTGATCAGTGGGAGGAAGTGACGGACGGCCGCAGAGCCGTTACGGACGATGATATTGCACTCGGTCAGATGATGTACACGGCGGCGGTCGAAGCGGGCGACACGCAGACGGCAATGAAACTCGCGGGTGATCTTGCAGTGCAGGGTACGGCGCTCGGACGCGGTGTAAATGCGTTTAAGCTGCTGAAAAAGACCACGCCCGAAGGTCAGCTTTACTACTTGCAGAAGGCTGTTCAGAAGATTCAGCAGGAATATCAGTCTCGGTTTGATAAGCAGGCGGGAAAGGCTGCGAAAAAGCAGGGTGTTCCGGCGGAAGATATTGCGGACCAGTATGGCCTCAAGTTGAACGAGGATTTGGTGCAGGAGTTTCTGAACGCGGAGACGCAGGAAGCACGCGACGCGGTTGTAGACAAGATTTACAATGACGTTGCGCAGCAGATTCCTAAGACGGCAGGCGACAGGCTGAACGCATGGCGCTATTTTGCGATGCTCGGCAATCCGAGGACACATATCCGCAACATTATGGGCAACGTAGCCTCTGCGGCGGCGCTTGATACCAGTCACAAGGTTTCGGCAGTCGGACAGAAGTTTTTGCCGAAGGAAAAGCGAACCCGTGCGCTGCATACGAGCAAGGCCGCAAAGCAGTTTGCCAAGGCGGACTATGCAAACGTCGAGACGGAACTCAGCGGCAATGCCTACAAAACCGAAATGAGCGACATCAAGCAGCGGCAGAAGCTGTTTCCGAAGCCGCTGCAAAAGGTGATGGACGCGAACACATGGGCGCTTGACGCGGAAGATCAGGTTTTTAAGAAGAAATCCTACATTGACAGCATGGGCAACTTCCTGACGGCGCGCGGCTGGGACGTGAACAATCTGACGGAATCGCAGCTGAACGAGGCGCGTCAGCACGCGATTCAGGACGCGAAGATCGCAACGTTTCAGGATGCGTCAAAGCTGGCGGATAAGCTCAGCGAGATAGAACACAGCGGCAAGGCATGGGGCGTTGCTATTGGCTCACTTGTGCCGTTCAAGCGCACGCCAATCAATGTTGCCAAACGCTCGTTTGAGCTGTCACCGGTCGGACTGCTGAAAGCAATCACCTATGACGCGGCGCAGGTCAAGAAGGGCAACATGGACGCAACCAAGATGATCGACCACATCGGACAGGGTCTCACCGGCTCGGGCGTTGCGGTGCTCGGCGCGTTCCTTGCAGCGCAAGGCATTTTCTCGGCAGGCTCGAGCGACGACGACAAGGAAGCAAACTTTGATGCGGGCATGGGTCAGCAGGAGTATGCAATCAACATCGGCGGCAAGTCGTATACCATCGACTGGGCGTCTCCGGCTGTTGTGCCGCTTGCGATGGGCGGCGAACTGTATGAAGCACTGCACCAGAAGTACGACGACGAGGAAACCGCGTTCAATCAGGCAATGGCAACGGTCAGCCGTATGTTTGACCCGATGCTCAATATGACGATGCTTTCCGGCATTGGCTCGACGGTTACGAGCGCGGCATACAACAAGAGTAATCCGCTGTTTGGCATTGCAAGCAACATTGCAACCAACTTTGGCGGTCAGTTTGTGCCGACGCTGTTCGGTCAGGTTGCGCGGACGGTGGACAACACGCGCAGAACCACCTATGCGGACAAGAACAGTCCTGTTCCGTCGAGTGTACAGAAGTTCTTGCAGCGGCAGGCAAACAAAATTCCGGGACTGTCGCAGTATCAGCCTGCCTATACGGATGTATGGGGCAGAGAACAGAAGAACGGACCGGACAACGTGTTCGCACGCGCGGCGTACAACTTCTTCTCGCCGGGCTATCTGGCGGATGCAAAGGGCACACAGGCAGAAAAGGCGCTCAAAGAGCTGTATCAGGCAACCGGCGACAACTCTGTACTGCCAAGCAAGCCGCAGAAGTATTACAAGGATGCAGACGGCGTGAAGAAGTTCCTCTCTGCGTCGGAATACTCCAAGCTGACAAGCGAGGGCGGTAAAATCTCGCTGGATGCAATCGACAAGCTGACAAAATCCGAGGCATACAAGCAAATGTCGAACGATGAGAGAATCGAAGCGGTTGCGGATATTTACAAGTATGCTAAGGATGTTGCGGCGAATAAGACATACGGCAAGGAGCTGGACGGCACGACGAAACTTGTAAAGGAAAGCGGCATGGAGCCGGGACTTTATTATGCGTACAAGGAAATGCAGTCCAACTTCAAAGCCTCTATGGAAAACTATGAGGCATTCGATCAGACGTTCCTTGCGATTAAGAATGACAAGTCTCTTTCTGAGCAGGAGAAGAACAGTTTGTATCACAATCTGCTGATCAAGGGCAACGACGAGGCAACGTGGAAGAAATACACCGAGATCAGCGACAAGGTAACAGCAGAAGAATTTGTTGATGCGCTGACACAGGTAAAGTACATCAAGGGCATTGGCAAGGAAGAACTTTCGGATGAAACGGGCGCTGAACAAGCTAAGGCGGAAGCAACCGAGTTTTCCAAGTACCTTGATATGATGGGGTATACCGGTGAAAAACGTGCAGCGCTGGAAGACAAATTCGGCTTCTACTCGATGATTCGCCAAGACCCGCAGAATTACACATTTGATATGCTCAAGAATGAAGGCAACACCTACGAGCGCGACGCAATCAGTGCGGTTGAAAGCTCCGGCATGAGTGCTTCGCAGTACAATCAGATTAAGACACTTGCGAACAGACTGCAGGCCGGTGTTGACTATGAAAAGGGTAAGAGCGGTGCAAAGAAGGCGGCGCAGGCAAAGATCGTTTCTCAGAACGTCGATAACTACGATCAGTACGCAGCGGTTATGAGCGCACTGGGTCTCAAGAGGTTTGACAGTCTTTACAGCAGCGGCGGCAAACTGCCGAAAGATAGCGGTTTGAACACCGGCATCAATGTAAACCGTTCATCGGCTTCGCAGAAGACCAGCAGCGCGGGATTTGTTAATCCGACTACGGCAAGCAACTCAGTTGTAACCAGCGGATACGGCGGCAGAAACGCGGTCAAGACCTCAACAGGCTACAGCAGCACCGACCATGACGGCATCGACATTGGCGGCACAGGCGGCAATCTGAACGGTCAGGCGGCGGACAGTATCGGCGGTGGCAAGGTTACTGAGGTTGGCTACGATGAGAACGGCTACGGCAACTATGTTGTGGTAGACCACGGCAACGGCTACACCTCGCTGTACGGTCACTTGCAGAAGGCTACGGTTAAGCAGGGAGACACGGTAAGCGCAGGTCAGCAGGTCGGCGTGATCGGCTCCACCGGCAGCAGTTCCGCTCCGCACCTGCACCTGAGAGTGCATAAGAACGGACAGAGCATTGACCCGAGAACGGTTATTCCGGGGTATAAATAATAAAAGTTGAAGTCCCACTTTGCTTGTGGTACAATGTACAAGTAAAGTGGGACTAAACATGGGACGAAAATTTTTTGAAGTGCCAAAAGTTCAGATATACCGTGGAGTTTTGAAATTTCACCTCGTCCTTGGTAAGGATGAGGTCACCAGTTCAAATCTGGTTAGCAGCTCCACATTAAAAAGCCTTGTTTCTTTGGTAAATCCATTGAAACAAGGCTTTTTTGTTATTTTATACGGCTTTGAGCACTGCTGCACGAAGTTCTTTCAGCTCTCGCATAATGTCAGCCATAGGCGTTTTTTGCACTTCGTTAATGGGACTAAATGTGGGACTGAACAAGGCGGCTAATTGCTCACCTGCACGTTCGATCATATCCTCGCCGGTGTGCGTGTAAATTTTGGCGGTGATCTCGATGGATGCGTGTCCCATGAGTTTGCTTGCGACGTTGAGCGGTACGCCCGCACGCTCTAAATCTGTGCAGAACGTGTGGCGCAGATCGTAGGGAACGATAGGCGGCAGCTGCTCGGCAATGGGTGAGATTTTCCTTGCCGCGATCAACTCGCGTTCGGTATCATCCATAGCGGCGCGGAAACCCTGCCACATGGCACGCATGGACTTATCATCGTACAAGTGCCCGTTACGCGGAAAAACCAATTCACCGAACGAACCGGCTTTCGGCAGGACTGCGGCAAGCTGGGGGATGATCGGGATTTTGCGAACGCCTGCGTCTGACTTGGGGTATTTCTCGGTGCGGGTGTCCCGGTCGTATGCCTTGTTAACGGTAATCATACCGCCTGTAATATCGGCGTATGTCAGCACAAGGCTTTCCGCCGGACGCAAGCCACTATACAGCAGAGTAAGCACCCATGGCCCCGCAGGATGCGTCTTTGTGGTTTCCAGTAAAATAACACGTTCGCGGTCTGTAATGCTCCTGTGGCTCTTCTGCTTGCCAGTACGGGGTATCTTCAAATCTTCCGCAGGATTATTGACGCACAAGCCGTTCTGCTTGGCAGCGCGGAACATCTGCTCGATGGTCTGCTGCACCTTCTTTACGGTGTCCGGCGCGCGTCCATCTGCTGAGTTAAGCGCTTCCTGACAGTTCAGCGGACGCACCTTACTAACAGGAATATCCCCAATGTAGGGATAGACGTAGTTCACAAGCCGTCCCTCGATCAGCCTGCGCGTGGATTTCTTCACGCCTGACTTGTAGGTTTCTACCCAGCGCTTGCCCCATTCCTTTACGGTAACACCGGCTTCAATGAGTTTGCTTCCGGATTCAATCTCTGCGCGTTTTGCTCTGATCTTCTCGTTGAGTTCCTTCTCGGTCTTGGCTCTCAGGTCGTAGTGTTTCCCCATATATGTTCCGGTCTCACGGACAAAGCCGCGAGGGTCTTTTTTGCGTCTTGGCATTGCAAATTCCTCCTATTTTGGATATAATAGAAGGGTAGAATCCGTTCCAAAAGTTTCTACCCTTGTTTTCCCGCTTCGGTGTTGGCGCACTGGAGCGGGATTTTTTTGTTTCAAAAACGTTTTTTCAGGTAACCGCAGGTCGGTACCCAGATCAGGTACAGTACAAGCAGTTGGATGAACACAGAACCGAAACTAAAGTAATCCGGCAGTGTTGCATAGTCTGCGCATGCGGTTGCAATGTGCGTTATGGTGCTTGCTATAATCACATCACGCGCACAGTTGGTGCAGCGCGGGCTTTTCCGGAATAAGTTCACGGCTAAACGAGCGCCCATAACGGCCGATACAATGCCGCAGATAATGTAGGTGCAGCAGTACATCGGTTCAGAGTAAAACATAGTGGATGCCGAACCGGCCTTGAACAGCGACAATCCCTGTATAGCTGAGTATGGAGAAAACAGGCTACAGATTGCGCCGAGCGGCACGACAACACGCAGGATGTTAAACCAGATCATGCCTTGTGGCTTCATGATATCACTTCCTTACTGTGCGCAGTTCATGCAGGGCGTGTAGCCCTTGTCACTGGCTTCTGCGATTGTGGTTTTGATTGCGTTTTCACCGGCGCAGGACTGCGACAGGTGGTAACGCTTGCCGGATGGTGTGATGTAGGCGGTGGGGCTTTCGGGCTCGTCTCCATCGTCCAGATGGGCGGTATAGTCGTATCCGCCGATGTCGTCCGTATCCGGCTCTATGCCGTTTTCCCAACAAGCATCCTGCCAGCCTTCTTCATACGCCTGCTGCGTCAGGTCCTCAACGGAGCTTTTCTCGTTTGACAGCTCATTGTATTCGGCTGTTTTGGAATCAAGCTGGGATTGCAGATCGGCTATTTGTGCATTCAGATCGTCAACAGTGGCAATCTGTGCTTTTGCTTTCGACACGGTAACTGCGTTTTGGTCTATCTGTTCGCATAGGGCAACACTGCTTCTGTATAGCTGATAGGCATATACAGATACGCCTATTACAGCGCACGCAAGTACCGCAGATATAGCAGCCTGCACGTTGGATTTGTTCACCTTGCACACTTCCTTTACTTATGGTAAAATATGCGTGCAAGGTTCCCTTGTATAAATGCCCGTTTGGTGGTCACGTCACCGGCGGGCATTTTTTATTTGTCCGGGTTATGGGACGGTGGTTATGCTGGTCAATTTATTGCCCTTGATAATCGAACAAATGTTCTGTATAATTTAGGCGTAAATTGACGAACGGTTTTGATTGCATTTTCCTCAAAATGGTAATATGCTAAAATCAAAGAACGAAAGGCGGAAATTCAAATGGACAATATCGACAAGCTGTTAAACTACATCAATTCGTTTTCAAATCCCCGCCTCATCTTGGACACGCTATCCGCGATTGCTGAACCAGTCATCAATCACCGCGATAATGTGCATGAGGAATTGCAGGTCGGCATCCGAGATCGCGGCGCTGCCGCTCTCGATGATGTGAAGTTTCTGCAAAACTTCAAGTAAATCTTCACGGGTTACTTGTTTGTTCTCCCTCGTTTCGGCTTCGGCCGAGGCGGGGGCTTTTTCTTTTTCTATGCCGGTATCTAACAAGGTATCGGCAGAGATGTGAAGAACCTTTGCAAGCTGTTTGATTCTCTGCGGGTCAGGGTTTCGCTTTGCAGTTTCGTATCCACAATAGGTACTCTTTGTAATGCCTATTTCGTCGGCTATTTGCTGCTGGGTTAAACCGGCCTTAATGCGAGCAGCTTTCAGTTCTTCGTAGAATTCCATGTGCTCACCTCCTATGAATACAGCATATCACTAAGTTGGCGTTCTGTCAACATTTTTTGAAAAATCCCTTGACAAGTTGGCGTATTGCTGATAAACTGTAATCATAGGTTGGCGGAGCGCCAACAAATGAGAAGGGAGGTGCAAATATGTATCCGAATTTGATGGGCATGAAAGCGTTTCACGGTCTGACATCTGATGATATGGGTAATATCTTAGGTATCAGCAGAAATGCCTATGAATCCAAAATGAAAAGCGGACGGTTTACGCCGAAAGAGTGCAAGCTACTGTGCCGCTATTTCAAGAAGCCGTTCACTTACCTGTTTGCCACGGACGATGAAATCACCAGCGGAGCATTCGGCGTAGAGAATGACAACGAGAGCGCATAAGCGGAGGTGAGAAGGACATGGTGCTGAAAGTTATAGCGCTTTGTCTATCCAGTTTTGCACTGGGTTGGAGTTGTTGCAGTATCGTCTATCGGATCGCATTGTTACGAGAGGATAGACACAAGAGAGAGAACAAGACCGGCCGTTCCGACTAACGCGGCGAAAATCGCAACAGCAAGGTTGATGCGATTCCATTTCAGCGCGAATCGGCGTTCTTCTACGTCAGATTTTTCGCGTTGCTGGCGTTCATCTTCAAGCTGCTTCAACATGGATTCACGAAATTCCAATTCGGCTTCTTGCTCGATACGGCGAAGCTCTGAACCTAAGTGCATCATATCAACACCTCCTTTCCCGGCTATTATACCACGGTCGGGAAGGGGCGAACAAGCGGAGGTGATACCGATGTATATTCACCCGTTCGTTGCCGGAGTGCTGGCAACACTGGGCGTAGAAATGGCGCTGCTTATTGTGTGTGCAATGCTGCGTGGCGGCAACAACGATGATGAGCGATAGCACACCATCAACACACTAAGCAACAGACCGATAACAAACCATCAACACACCAATAACACACAGAAAGCGGAGGGTTGAACGAATGACAGCAACAGAATTAAGCAACCGCAGACGCACGGTTGAAGGCCGTTTGCGCACGTTCGCAGGGTGCGAATATATTACCACAAAACAGTTAAAAGACTGGTTTGGCGTTAGTTATCGTACCGTACAGCGTTATTTAGATGGTGTTCCGCGTTTAAACGGCGGTCGCTATCATGTGGCCGATGTGGCTAACCGATTGGTGCAGGCGGAAGCGTCTGCGTAACACTCCAACAACAGACCATCAACACACAGATAACACACAATCAACAAACCGATAACACACCGATAACAAACCAAGGAATAAGAAAGAAAGTAACAAAGAAAGAAAAGAAGTATATATATATTCTCCCTACGGTCGAATATATATTAATTTAACTTTCTAAGAAAGAAAAGAATAACACTCTCACTACGTTCGAGTGTTACAAGAAACCGCGAAAGGGGATTGAAACCAATGACCTACAAACACTACGGATGGCTTGCAGGAATGTGCTTTCTCGGAACGCTGATTTCCGGCGGTATGACCGAGAACGGCCGGATTGACCTGTTCAGCGGAGCAGCTATCATGTTCGCCTTGCTGGCTGTCGGCATGGTGAGCGCAAGGGCAAGCCTGTTGCTTGCGGCATGCGAGCAGCAGAAACGCTATCGCGGTCGTTACCGCTGAGGGGAGAAAACAGGATATGACGGAAGCGAGAAGGAAAACGCTGAAAGTCAAAGACATGCAGCGCCGGGTTATCGGCAAGGCGATGAACGCCGCGAAGTACGGCTTGCAGATGCGCGAGAGCGCAAAGACGATCAGCATGAGAACGGAGGACAAGCATGGTAGTAAAAATTAACGGCTCGGTGATTGACATGGCGCGGGTGATGCGGTTTGCACCACACAAGAAGGACGGACTGGACTTTCGACCGGAGGATGTATGCACACTGGACGAACTGGAGCAGCGCTGCGAGAAGATGGCAAAGATGCCGACACAGCAGGTTAAGACCGTAGATCGCATGGGATGGCGGTTTGTGCTGCTGAAAGATATCTACGGCAACACGTTCCCGCAGTGTTTCGCGCCAATCAGCGGCGAGTTGGAATACCTGCAGGAATGAGAAAAGCCGCTGACGGGTGGTAGGACACCCAATCAGCGGCATGCAAAAACATTACACGGTGATTATAGCACCGAACGGAGGAAAACGCAATGGCAAAAGACAAGAAGCTGTTTCGCAAGCTGATGGATTTGATTCTCGAAAAAGAACCGGAAACGCCGGTGATGATGAACATTTCGGCGCTGACTTGCACTGCAGAAGTGTGGTTTTTTGAGGTGGTAAACGGCGATGAGCTAAAGACGAAAGAGTGCTATCGCCGCAGCAACGGATACTGGGAGAAATGGGACAAGGACAACCGCGTAACCTTTGCCTCGGAGAAGCAGGTATTGGAGGCACTGCGCAATGCGTGATACTATCACCGGATGCCCCGAGCGGGCATTAGAGCCGACGGAGAGGGCAGATCAGGAGCGGCTTAACCGGTTGCAGGATATGCGCGAGGCGGAAACAGCTATCGGGCTGTATCTGGAGGATTACAAACACCTATTCAGCATCGAGATTAAGAACTTCTTGCTTGATTTACGGATTGCTGTGCAGGAATTTGAACAGGAGGACGAACCATGAATTTATACGAATTGACGCAGGAATTTGCGACTGCAATGCAGGCTATCACGGTAGACCCGGAGACCGGCGAAGTCAGCGGCTTTGAGGCTGTAGACGGTCTGGACGCGGCGTTTGAGGACAAGGCCGAAGCGTATGCCGTCACCATCAAGAACCTTGACGCAGAGATTAAGGCGCTCAAGAACGAGCGGGACAATCTCAAGGCGCGAGAGGATGCGACCAAGAAGCGCATGGAGTACATGAAGCAGCACCTTGCGGACAGTATGCTTGCTGTAGGCAAAGACAAGATCAGCACGGCCAAGGCGGCGCTGTCGTTCCGCAAGAGTATGCAGGTGAACATTACGAGCGACGTAATGGTGCCGGATGATCTGTGCAAGGTGATTATCGACCGCAAGCCGGACAAGACGGCAATCGGCAAGCTGCTGAAATCCGGTGAGGCCGTACCGGGCGCGGAGCTGGTAGAAAACATGAATTTGCAGGTGAAGTGATATGGCAGAAATTTATCAGGCGATTATCGGCGTTATGTCCGATATTGGCGTAATCGGAAAAGAAAAGCGTAACACACAGCAGGGGTTTAAGTATCGCGGTGTTGACGACGTTATGAACGCTTTGCAGCCGGTTATGGTGCAGCACGGATTGTTTGTTGTGCCGGAGATCATCGACCAGAAGCGCGAGGAGCGGCAGACGAACCGAGGCGGAAATCTGATTTACTCGGTCTGCACGGTGCGGTACACGTTTTACGCCAAGGACGGCAGCAGCGTACAGTGCGTTGTGATCGGTGAGGGCATGGACAGCGGCGACAAGGCAACCAATAAGGCCATGAGCATTGCATTTAAGTATGCTTGCTTTCAGGTGTTCTGCATCCCCACCGAGGAAATGAAAGACCCTGACGCAGAGGTACACGAGGTAGTACCGAAGAATGAGCCTGCGGAGAAGCCGGCTGTAACGGCTGTTAAGGCAAAGGCGAATGAAGTCAAGCGGCTGTTAGTCAAAGTGTGCGGCGGAGACAAGGAAGCGGCACAGCAGGCATGGAACGAGGAATACAAGAAAGATTCCGGCGATATTGTGAAGATGAACGCTGCGCTGATTGAGCTGGGCGAGAAACTCAAAGTGTTAGAGGCTATGAGCCATGACGCATGAGTTTGACAGGGCGCAGGTAGTGCACAATGACCTCGGCAACTGGCTTTGCCTGCACGTCAAGAACGCGCCTATGGCGCGCGTAGAGTGCGAGCAGATGAAGGAGGGCAAGACCTATACCGCCGAGGTCAAGAAGAAATACGACAAACGCTCAGGACGGGCAAACGCTTATGCGTGGGCTTGCATGGGGAAACTGGCTGCAAAGCTGGGAATCAAGCGGGAGGAAGTCTATCGACAGTACATCCCGGAAATCGGCGAGAATTACCGGCTTGTGCCGTATGTGAACGGTCAGCAGAGAGACTTTATCGCTGACCTGTGGAGCAAGCAAGGCCTCGGATGGGTAACGCAGGATTGCAATGGCGGTTATCTGATGTGCTTCTACGGGTCGAGCACTTACAACACCTTACAGATGGGTCGGCTTATCAATCTGATCGTGCAGGACTGCAAGGAGCAGGGTATTGAAACCGAACCGGAGAGTACGGTGATTGGTTGGCTGAGTAAATGGAAGCCGGAGGAGCGCGGGGTATGAAGTGGAGAAACTACAAGAGATTTGTAAGAAACCCCGGCGAATTTTCGCACAAATACGAGTGCTGGGCTTATAACCACAGAGGTTGGGCAAAGATGAAAAAAGCAAATCGCCGGACGGCAAAGCGCAGACTGGAACGCGCGGCGAGAAAGGACATGGAAGAATGAGACGGCAGACCAAGTTTACCGGCATTAGCCCGGCGGTATGGCGCGAATGCTGGGAGCGGGACGGCGGCATTTGCCGCCACTGCGGGAAAGGCGGAGTGTTGCAGGCGGCACATTATATCAGCAGAGCACGCGGCGGCATGGGTATCCCGACAAACCTTGTGATGCTGTGCCCGGAGTGTCACAGAGAGGCAGATCAGGGCGACGGCAAGGAAATCAAGCGGGAAATGCGGGAGTACCTGCAAAGCCTCTATCCCATGTGGAGCGAGGAAAACCAGAAGTATACGAAAGGGACGGGACGATAAATGGAAAAGCTGTTACTTACGCGCAAGGAAGCGGCGGACGCGCTGAACATCAGCGTGGACACACTGGACGAAATCCACAAGGCGGGTTATATCCGCTGCGTGCGTATCGGCGCTCGGGTGTATTACACGCCGGAGGAACTGAAATCGTACATCACGAAGGAGATTTGCAATTATGCTGAATAAGGGAATTTTAATGGGTCGGCTGACGCGCGACCCGGAGCTGAGACATACGCAGAGCGGCACGGCGGTTTGTTCGTTCACGCTGGCGATTGACCGTGACCGCAAGGACGCGAACGGCGAGAAACAGACAGACTTTATCGACTGCGTTGCATGGGGCAAGCAGGCAGAGTTTGTTTCGCAGTGGTTCAGCAAGGGGATGATGGCAATCGTTGTTGGCCGTATCCAGTCCCGCAAGTGGCAAGACCAGAACGGTAACAACCGCACTGCGATTGAGATCAACTGCGAGGATGTTTCCTTCGGTGAGACGAAGAAGAACCGCGAACAGAACAGCGGTAACAGCGATTTTATTCCGACCGACGAGGCGGACGATGACGAACCGCCGTTTTAACAGGTGGTGAGGGACGATGAACGGGCACATAAAACTGCACCGTGCGCTTACAGAGTGGGGATGGTATACAGACCTCCCCACCTGCAAGCTATGGCTTCACATCCTGTTGAGAGCCAATTACAAGGCTTGTGAGTGGCAGGGGATAGAAATACCGCGCGGTGCGTTTGCAACAAGTTACGCGGCACTCTCGGCGGAAAGTGGACTGTCTGTACAGCAGGTACGGACAGCACTCGGTAAACTGAAAAAGACCGGCGAAATCACGGTGGAAACCAATCGGCACTACACCGTGATTACCGTCAGCAAGTATGACGAGTACCAAAGTTGCGAGCGGGACGAAGTGCCGGAACCGGCAAAATGTCCGCCGAAGCCTAAAGCGCCAAAGCCAGAAAAGCCAAAAGAGCCGGACTGGACGGAACGGTTTAACGAACCGGTACGCTCAGCGGTCGAGGATTGGCTCAGATACAAAGCTGAACGCAGGGAAGGGTACAAGCCAACAGGATTAAAAAGCCTGCTCAGTGCCATTGAGAACCGCGTAAAGCAGCACGGAGAACAGGCAGTAGCCGAGGTTATCCGGCTGAGTATGTCGCAAGGTTGGAAGGGTATCATTTGGGACAGAATCGGAGACAAGCCGAAGAAAACCAAAACGGATGCGCCGATGTTTAACGGTGCGCCCGCCGCCAGTGACTGGGAAAATGAGTGGGCGGCACGAGTGAAAGCCAGCAGAGGTGAAAGGTGAAATTTGTAATCAAAGGCCCGCTGCCGGGACTGAATGAGCTGATCGAGGCGGAACGGCGCAATCGGTACTTAGGCGCACAGCTCAAGAAGAAGTGCGAAACCGTTGTGATGCACGCGGCACGGCAACTTGGCGGTGCGGAGTTTCAGGAGCCGGTGTATATGATATATCACTGGTACGAGAAGGACCGACGGCGGGACAAGGACAATATCTGCGCGTTTGGCAGAAAGGTTATTCAGGACGCGCTGGTCAAGGCGCGGTATCTGAGCAACGACGGATGGAAGAATATCCGAGGGTTTGAAGATCACTTTGAGGTGGATTCCAAACACCCGCGGGTTGAGGTTGAGATTTTGGGAGCGGATGAGGATGAAACAGGTTAAATGCGAGTTGTTCTGCGATAATTTCCAGAACTACAAGCGTTACGGAATTCCGAAAGCACAGCTTGTGATTGCGGATATTCCGTATAACATCGGTGCGGACGCATACGGAAGCAATCCAATGTGGTATGTAGGCGGCGACAACAAGAACGGAGAAAGTGCAAAGGCGAAAAGCAGCTTTTTCCGCACGGACGGCTATTTCAAGATTGCCGAATATATGCACTTCTGCAACCGGCTTTTGAAGAAAGAACCAAAGGAACGCAACGCTGCACCGGCGATGATCGTATTCTGCGCGTTCGACCAGATGCAGACGGTGATGGAGTATGGCAGACGGTACGGGTTCAAGAATAGCTATCCACTGTTTTTCACGAAGCCGTATTCCGCACAGGTGCTTAAAGCGAATATGCGGATTGTAGGCGCAACTGAGTTTGCGGTTGTGCTGTACCGGGACAAGCTGCCGAAGTTCAACAACGGCAGGCGGTATGACGAGAACGGCAAGGTCGTTCGCGGGAGCGGCAAGATGGTGTTTGACCATATCGACTGGGAACGCGACGGCAGAGAAGTACCAAAGCTGCACCCGACACAGAAGCCGGTGAAGCTGCTGAAAAAGCTGATTGAGATTTTCACAGACCCGGGCGATGTGGTGATTGACCCATGCGCCGGAAGCGGTTCGACACTCAGAGCGTCGCGGGAGCTGGGGCGCGATAGTTACGGATTTGAAATCTGCAAGGAGTTTTACCGCGATGCGGTGGAAAAGATGCTGAAAGAGCCGGAAACGGTACAGATTGGATTGGAAGGTGTGGTGTGAATGGTTGAGGAAGCAGTTTTGAACGCTGCACCGGAGAATGAGGTTCAGACGATGAAAGTTTTAATTGTCTGTGAGGAATCATGGGAGGAACAGAATAATGACATTAGTTGAATTACAGGACGTATTAGGCCGCCGCATTGAGATTGCGGAAAATCCGGATATGGATATTGCACAGCGCAAGGAAGAAACCGAGATTTCGCAGACCATTGCGAGCCTTGCAAAACAGATGATCAACAACGCAGACATTGTACTGCGTGCTGAGAAGCTGATGGGCGAGGGCAAACTGGTAAACAGCAACATCGAAAAGATGATTCGATGAGCCGTCATCATAGATACACACAGGAGCAGGAGCAGTTTCTGCGGGAGCAGATCGGCGTATGCGACAGCTATGCCGACCTGACCCAGCGGTTCAATGCGCGGTTCGGCACGGCGCTCCGGCAGCACAGCGTGCAGGATAAGTGTACCAAGCAGATGAAAATCCACCGCGGCAGGAACAGCGGACAGTTTGCAAAGCACGGTCAGCCGCGTGCACTGCCGATAGGAACGGTGCGCCGAAGCCAGACGGGAACGTACATCAAGGTGCGCGAAGTGCCGGTGGACGCGCATATTTCTGGCTACGCAAGACCGTACTGGATACCGTTGCAGGAAAAGGTCTGGACAGATGCGCACGGTAGTGTTCCGGCAGGGCATATGATCTGCTTTCTGGACGGGAACACGCAGAATTTTGCACCGGATAATCTGTATCCGATCACACGCGCCGCAAGCGTGCGTATGGCGCAGAATAAATGGTGGTCGAGTGACCCGCGCATTACCAAGACCGGGATTATGTATTGCAATTTGATGATTGCGTTGAGGAGGAAACGCGAATGCGACTAAAGTGTTGGTACGGCATCCATGAGCCGAGCGGAGAAAGCATTATTCCGGCGGTTGATGAGTGCTGGCTGAAAAAGTGCAAGTATTGCAATCGGTATATTCTGCACGGCGTAGGCTGCTCGGTTGATGTTTCCAAAAGGAAAGCAATGAAGCTGAGAGACGAGATTTGTCGAGAGTTAGGAGAATTGAGATTAGGGAGGGTTAGGAATGGTTGAGTATATAAAACGGAAAGAAGCAATTCTTACCGTTAAAGGCTACGCAAAGCATGCTATCGACAAGGGTAGGAAATGCCTTGATGCAGAAGACGATACCATCCATATGTGCGATGAGATTGACCGCCTGCTCGCTGTCGATGTTATTCCAAGACCGCGCTGGATTCCGATAGCGGAACACCTACCGGAGCCAGAAACCGAAGTTATGATTGTCTGCAATGACAATGGTCGTAGATTTATCGCAACGGCAATCCACGAAAACGGAAAGCAGCTCTCGGAAGAAAGCTGCTGGGTTTGGACTGATATTTGGGAGTACGGTCGCTATGACGAAGAACATGACGATTATTTCGTCCCGGAGGGCTGGTGGGAGAGCCGCTGCTTCACGCCGGACGATGTTTACAACTGCATGGTAGACTGCGAAGTAACTCACTGGATGCCTATGCCGGAGTTGCCAGAGGAGAAAACCAATGGCAATAAGTAAGAAAACCCGCGAAGAAGTATACCGCAAATACGACGGACACTGTGCTTATTGCGGCAGAGAGATTGCATACAAAGATATGCAAGTAGATCATTTTCTCCCACTGAGGGCATGGGGAATTGAAGATGCGGGGAAAGATGATATTTCGAATCTCATGCCGTCCTGTCGAATGTGCAATCATTACAAGCGAGCCAATACGCTGGAAACATTCCGGCGCTACATCGCGGAAATTCCGAGAAAGCTGCGCGAAAATTACATCTATAAGGTTGGCGTAGTTTACGGGAATGTGATCGAGAATGAAAAGCCGATTGAGTTTTACTTTGAGAAGCAGGAAAGTGCAACTCATTTGGGAGAGGGGTGTGAAAATGGCTGAATATATTGAGCGTGAAGCGGCGGAAGATGCAGTCGGAGAAGCGCACCTAAAGGGGCTTAATCCGCTTTGGGAGTTGCGTGACGTTCCTGCCGCCGACGTTGCGCCGGTGGTGCATGGCGAGTGGGTGCGTCCGCACTGGAAAGGCAGTGATTATTGTTGTGACTGTTCAGAGTGTGACGGGGAAGCAATGCACAGAGAATATCAATGGAACAAAAAGGGTATTTACCCTATCTGTCCTAACTGCGGCGCGAAGATGGACGGAGGTAATGGCAATGAAGTTTAAGAAAGACGGGAAAGTGTACGACGATATCGACGCACTGATGCATGAAACCTGTTTTGCAGGAACTCACTACCACTGTGGAAGCTGCGAGATTAAAGACAAGGCACTCACAGAGCAGGATAGTTGCTATGCCTATGCAATTTATCATCAGAGAGAAATAGCGCAATACTTAGGCTATGAGGTGATCGAGGACGACACGCCCACCATTGCCGAGGCAGTCGAGAAGTACGGCGAAGGCGCAAAGCACAGACTGACCCGTGCGGACATCCTGCACGCGGCGGAGAAGTGCGTATGCGGACAGCGCGAGACGGACTACGGCACGCCGGAGGACAATTTTGAGACGATCGCGGAACTTTGGGAAACATACCTCAGGCGCGCGTGCGTGGATGAGGCGGGCGGTGTGTATATCGACGCGAACGACGTTGCCATGATGATGGCGCTGCTCAAGATTGCACGCATTGCAGCAGGCGGCGGAAAGGCTGACAGTTGGATTGATCTTGCAGGCTATGCGGCTTGCGGGGCGGAGTGCGAGGGGGTAACGGAATGAAGTACAGAAAGAAACCTGTTGTGGTTGAGGCCGTCCGGTGGACAGGCGAGAACGTGGGAGAAATCAACGGCTTTTGCAACCCTGTAAAGGATTATACTGTAAGAAATACTATCTTATGGTCGAAGGATAAGACATTGCTCATCAAAACGCTTGAAGGGAATATGCTTGCGAACGTTGGCGACTACATCATCAAGGGCGTAAACGGCGAATACTACCCCTGCAAGCCGGATGTGTTCGCAAAAACGTATGAGGCGGTGGAAGAATGACCGTCGCCGAAATCGCCGCCCAGATGGATACAGCACAAGCGACGGTACTTGTTTTGAGCGCGTTAGCGGTTGTTTGTGGACTTGCAGTGCTTATAGCCAGATTTATAGGCTCTGATAACATTAGCGCTGCACTGGTTATGCTCTCTGTGCTTTTAGTGGTTTTCGGTGCGATCGCCTTTAGAAACGTATGCAAAACCGCGCCGGGAACCACGGCGAACCAGTACATTGTTGAACATTATGGAGGAATAGAAAAATGACACCAACTGTTGTATTTGATTTTGACGGCGTTATTCACAGTTATACTTCCGGGTGGAAGGGGAAAACGGTTATTCCCGACCCACCGGTGCAGGGAATTCGTGAGGCGATTAACGACATTCGGAAATTGTACCGAGTAGTTGTTGTATCGACCCGCTGCGATACACCAGACGGCATTATGGCCGTAAAGGAATATCTGGCCAAGCACGACATTGTTGTTGACGATGTGATGAAGGAAAAACCGCCTGCGATTGTGTATATTGACGACCGAGCTATTTGTTTTGACGGGAATCCGCACGGATTACTCGATAAAATCACGGCATTTGAACCATGGACGGCAAAAGCGATGAGGAGAATGAAGAATGACGATTGATGAAGCTATTAAGTACGCGGATATGCTGTCGTGCAATGTGAATGCGTTTGAAGTGAGCAAGCAATTCGGCGCGATGTGCGCTGATGCACTGCGGCTGGCAAAGAAAATGAGCGAGGATGCCGGAATTAGCGCAACACCTGCGCAGGACACATGGCAGGAACGAAGAAAGCGCAAATGAGCGGTTCCCGCAGTTCCACTCGGAGCACGAGGGATGGGCAATCATTACGGAGGAAGCCGAGGAACTGCGGGAAGAATGCGACAGTATCGAAATGTCAATGAAGCAGCTCTGGCACCGTATCCGTGACGGAATCCCGACGGCGCAACATGTGGCTTTCGTTGAGCAGGACGCCGAAGCTGCGGCTTGCGAGGCAATTCAGGTGGCGGCGATGGCGAGAAAGTACCTTGATATGTTGGAGCGGATGAACGCGTGAAGCAGTACAGCGCGGAGATGCGGCAGTATCTGGACGAGATGCGGCGGTATGAAAATTGGAGGTACGGAAATGACCGATTACGGCGGATATGGGACGAAACAAACTACCTCGCAGACAGTATCGCCCGAAAATACGTTAAAATCGACGATCTGATTGAAGAACTGCGGGAGAATGGAATAGCATTAGCATGAAAAAGAAAAGCGAATGCGCTGGGTGCGCATACTGGCGAGTACTGGGTACGAGCCAAGGGTATAAGCTATGGGCGTGGCATTATTTGATCGACACGGGGAAATCGCGCGGATGTGAACCGGGTGTGGGTTGCGTCCGCAAGGCGGCTAAGATCAGCCGACGCAGGCGATATACACAGCACGGCATGGAGGAGGTAGTGGCACACGACGACTAAGGAATGGCTCAGACGAGGGATTGACCTTGAAAAGTCGATCTCGGCATTGGAGGAAGCAAGAGTAAGGGCGTGGACGCGGGCGACAAGCGCAACGGCAACCATCAAGGACACGCCGGGCGGCGGCGGTGACGTGACCGCAAACAAGGCGGATGCATATCTTGCCCTGTCCGAGAAGATACAGAGAGAGCAGGAACGGCTTGCGCTGATTAAAGCCGAGATCATCAGCACAACAGCTAAGGTGCAGGATGCGGCGCTGCGGGCGCTGCTGATCGAACATTACGTGAACGGCAGAACGTGGAGAGAGACTGCCGAAAAGATTCACTATAACGAGGACCATGTGCGCGGACGGATGCACGTTCGCGCCCTGCGGGAAGTGGAGAAGTTATTAACAGATTGTGCATGAATCTGTGGAAAACTTACCACACTATACCACAAAAACTGGTGTTATAATAGTATTGTGATAAAAGCTCGTAAGAGCAGAATCACGGAGTTTCGTTCCTCCATTTCTACCTAAAGTCCCGTTTTAAGCGGTGGGGAAATCCTGCCGCTGACCTGCTCCAAAGTCTGCATGAGGGCGGCGGAGCGCCTTTCGCGGAACGAAGGCATTGATTATCCTTTCTATTCTTTCGGCGTGTCTTTTGCGCGGCACGCCGATATGCTCCAAAGCCTGCATGAGGGTGACGGAGTAATAACATTTATGCTACAATGAGAATGGAATGCGGAGCCTGCGGGCAACAGGCACCGCAAACATGCCCGGATGGCTGCGTGAGGTCGGACGGGTAACGTATGGATTAACCAAGGGCAACGTGGCGGACTTTTGCAAGTCTTGCATGGTGGACAACGTGCAAGTCAATCTGTTCCCGAAGCTGCATGAGGCGGAGGGAGCACAACGCCTCCAACGAGGACGATAATATTCTGACAGCTCGGAAAGACGAGCCTGTTTCCGAACGCCTGTGAAGCTGCTGCAACGGCTTTGCAGAGTTCAGCGGGTGCTTGCAGGCACGCCGCAACCGGGGTCGCTCCCCGCTGTAACCTAACAAGGGAATCAGCCGGATTACGCACCGATAGAGACGCGTGACACGACGGACAGAGACGCCGAACAGCCTATATCGAGAGGGCGAGTGCTACTGGATAAGCACTCACACGGACTTAGTGAGCCGAGAGCAAAACACCAGTTTGCTAACAAAGTTACAAAGCCGATACGGCGCTTTCGGGTGGCTAAGTACACGCCACGAAAGAGCACCAGTCTGTTTATCTCTTGCAATAAACAACCTAATCATCAGGACGGAAACACAAGTAAACTTGCGAAAGTGAGGTTATTACCTCTCTGGATTTCATACAACCGTTCTGGACAGCTGAGAGATCACCGGTAAAAGCCCGGCGTTCAGACGCGACGATAGCGTTCATACCTCCCTGTGGAGGTATACCGGTTTGCATAGTTGCTGGAAGCGGGTGCGAGCCCTGCAAAACCGAAACAGTCGTATAATGACAAACCCCGCTCACCTTATGGCTTTGGTGAGCGGGGTTTGTCATGCTATTTAGAAAATACTCCGATAGTCGCAAAAGTTCAATGCTTCGGCGATCTTCTCGCGGTAATTTTCGCCTGCTTCGTAGGCGGTGATCTTGCCGGTTTCGATCTGTTGCAGGGTTTGAACTGGAATGCCGGTTGCGTCTGCAAGCTGCTGCTGGGTCAAACCTGCGGCTTCGCGGATATCTGCAACGGAGATTTTGCCTTTTGGCCACTTGTCCCCGTGTGCCTTATCCATGACCTCGCCGACCTTGTAAATGTGGGCACGTTCCATGCGTCGGCCGCCGCCCTCGTTCGGGATGGAGAAGAAGATACCGGAATCAATCGCGGACTGAAAAGCGGATTCGAGGTTTTCGCCGTGCTCGCGCAGGCTGGCCGGTGTGCCCACAGTGACGGGCACCATGCAAATATTACCGTCGTGCGCGTCATAGTCACCGTAGAATGCCGGTGTTGTGTTGCGGTAGCCACTGCAATTACAGTGACCGTAATGCACACCGTCCGGCACCTCGATAAGCACACGACGCAGGGCGATATAGCTACCGTATGTGTCCCAACCGAGCTTGCCAATCTGGCGATCGGATTCCACGCTATCCTCTGTAATGATAAAAGCGTCATACTCCTTGACGGGATAGTTCGGTGTAGATTTTGCCTCGTTGAGGCGTTCGGCTGGCTGACAAAACAGGGTAAGAGTTGCTAACATGGTGAGTTCCTCCTTCGGTTTGTTGGGTATAAGTGTATCATAATGTAAGTCCGATATGCAGGACTTTAGTTTGCGCTGTTGTGCTAATTGTACCCCGATGTGCGGGGTAGTGTCAATATGTTCCGCCACAGGTGCGTGAGCCGGGCGGGAGATTAAACAATTTCAAAACTGACACCCTCAATGAATAAGATAGTACCGTATCCGGGAAGAAATGCACAACGGCGTCCAACCCATTCCGGGTGATTACCTTGGTAATCCTGATAGGTGGATTTGTAGTCGTTGCCGATGCGGTCGTATTCTGCTTTTGTGATGCGTACCATGGTAAATCCTTTCTGCCCTCGTTACCTCCGGGGCGGGTGGTTGGTTAGTTCCAGCGGTTAAAGTCGAATAGGTCGCTATCAGGAAATGCGGCGTTGAGAGTATCGCCTTTGTTGGTGACGGCCTCGTAACGATCGAGACAGGAAAGCCAGTTTTCGGCAGCTTGCTGCTCGGTGATGCGGTAGATACGATTAAGGGTGATATAACCATCGCCTGCGGATGCGTACTTGTTGCCGATGACTGCGTTCTGCTTGGTGAGGATTGGGTAATTGGTTTTCATGGTGTGTACCTCCAAATTAAAATTTATGGCTGCGGGCTTTAAGGGTGAACCCGCGAGAACCTTTTAAGCGCCGATCGTGCCGAACTGCTGATACAAGTAAATGTACTTAGCAAGTTCTTTCGCTCCGCCAATGGCAGTGCAGCGGCTTTTGCTGTCGTGCAGACGGTAGTCATAGTACAGGAGACCGGGGCGAACCGTTACGATATCCTCGGCACTTCTGAGCACCTTTTCCGCCTCGTCGATGTACTCGGCGGATACATCATCAAAGAGGCCGTACTCGTAATCGACGAACATATAAAAGTTGCCGCCTGCGAGGATTTCACCGGTGCGCTCGTCGCGGTCGATCTCGTCCCAGTGCATGAGCAGCTTTTCAACGTCGCTGCGCTTAACGGTCGGGTCCTTGATCGTAACATGTGCGCTGGTGCTGTATCCGCAATCCTTAACGGATACCTTGAAGGACTTGGTGTTGTAGCCTGCGGCTTTCAGTTCGCGCTTGATTGCTGCGTTGGTTTCTCGGTTAGTTAACATATTGATTACTTCCTTTCGGTGTTTGGTGTTTTCCTTTGCTGTGATTACATTGTACTATGAGTTAACTCATAAGTCAACAGGGAATGATACACAAAAGTTAACTCATAAATTTAGTGATATTTGTGAGTACACTCATAAGCGATATGTGTTATACTGTTTGTATCTATATAAGATATGGAGGGGAACACATGGCAGGAGATTACAAGGGCACGGACGCGCAGAAAAAAGCCGTCAAAGAATACCAGAAGACAAGAGACGCTATTATGCTGAGACCCAGCAAGGCAGACGGTACGCAGATCAGGCAGGCCGCGGCCGATGCGGGTAAAAGCGTACAGGCGTATATCTTGCAGGCAGTGCGTGAGTATATGAACAAGTGACAACATATTGTAGGCAGACAAAAGCCGCTCCAAGTAACCGGGGCGGCTTTTTTGTGTCTATATATAAGTAAGGGGTGAGAATATGAACAAGCTGACCGCAAAGCAGCGGGCATGGATTGATTACTATAAGCAGGGCAAGACAGCTACAGAGGCGGCACGGCTTGCCGGTTACAAGGGAAATAATCACCACACGATAGGCGCGCAAAACTTAGCAAAACTAAGCAAATACATTTCAGATCGGGACGAGCTGCTAGATCGTGACCGTGTGGCGGATATGGCGGAGATTAACGCGTTTTGGAGCGACACCATGAGAGATGATACGGCAGACATTAAAGACCGCCTGAAAGCGTCTGAGCTGCGCGCACGGAGTATCGGCGCATTTATTGAGCGCCGGGAAATCGTAGGAGCGCAGACGATCACGGTTAAGCTGCTGGATGATGACGAAATGAATGATACAGAGTAACGGCTTGCAGCCGCTTTCGGGCGGTGCAGGTCTGTTTTTTTACCCTGATATGCAGGATTAGACTTTGCGACTTGCAAAATTAAGGGTTTTCGTGGGGCTGAGTGCCGGATTTCTCGGGGTAAATACCAGAGAGCAAGACGGACGGTGTTGCTTATTATGCAAAATACGCATTTTGTACAATTAGGAGGTGCGGCGGGTGCAAGTTAATATCCCCAAGCGGGCATTCAACGCGGCGTATCTGCCGCTGCTGGACGATGACGAGCACAGATATATTGTGCTGTATGGCGGCGCTGGCTCTGGTAAGTCTGTATTTGCAGCGCAACGGCTGGTTGTCCGCATGATGAGCAAGCCGCTGTGCAATGTGCTTGTGGTCCGCAAGGTTGGCGACACAAACCGAACGAGTACGTTTGCACTGCTGCAGCAGGTCATTAACGGCTGGGGCTTGCATAGCCTGTTTGATGTTACTGACCTTAAGATTGTATGCAGTCTGACCGGCAACGCCTGTATTTTTAAGGGTTTGGATGACCCGGAAAAAATCAAATCTGTTACATTTCCCAAGGGCGAGCTGACCGACATATGGATTGAGGAGGCAAGCGAGATTGCGGAAGCCGACTTTAACCAGCTCGATATACGTCTGCGAGGCAAGCGGATACACGGACAGATTACGCTTTCGTTTAACCCGATCAACGTTCTGCACTGGCTCAAAAAGCGGTTCTTTGATCGCAAGGATGAGCGGGCGGTGACGCTGAAAACCACTTACAAGGACAACGCATGGCTTGATGAGGACTACAAGCGCACGCTTGAGGGGTACAAGGACAGTGATCCGTACTATTACCAGGTGTATTGTCTGGGGCAGTGGGGCGTTATCGGCAAGACGATCTTCGACGCGGCCAAGGTCAACGGGCGACTTGCAGAACTGCGGGAGCCGGTTAAGCGTGGATACTTTGCATACTCGACACGGTTTGACGCGGTATCTAATCAGGTGCGGATTGACGATCGAACTATTAAGTGGGTGGACGCTGACGACGGCTATATCTCGATCTATCAGGACAGGCGGGACGGCGTGCCCTATGTAATCGGCGGGGATACGTCCGGCGAGGGTTCAGACTGGTTTGTGGGGCAGGTGCTCGACAACACCAACGGGCGGCAGGTGTGCACACTGCGGCATCAGTTCGATGAGGATGTATACGCTGCGCAGATGTATTGTCTGGGTATCTACTATAACAAGGCGCTGATTGCGATTGAGGCCAATTACAGCAGTTACCCGATCAAGGAGCTGCAGCGGCTTCGGTATCCGCGGCAGTACGTCCGGCAGACTGAGGACAACTACACCCACAGACCCCGCGACAGCTACGGCTTCAAAACCACAAGCGTTACAAGGCCGGTTATTATTGCCGGACTGGTTGAGGTAGTGCGCGAGAGCGTGGAGCTGCTGAACGATGCGGACACGCTGGGCGAAATGCTGACCTTTGTTCGCAACGAGAAGGGCAGAGCAGAGGCAGAACAGGGAGCGCACGACGACTGCGTTATGGCGCTGGCTATCGCCTACTATGCACGCACACAGCAGAGCTACACCGAGGACAAGCCGCGAGGCAAGCGGGCGAAGTGGACGGATGATATGTACGAGGATTACTACAACGCCAACAAGAGCGGCAAGGAGTACCTATTATCTAAATGGGGCAATCCGTTTTGAAAATGAGGTGATAAAATGCAAAATCCGTTTGATAAAACAGGCAAGAGTGACGAACAGATTTTGAAGAAGTGGCAGGACAGGCTAAGCAAGGCACGGAGCAAGTACCAGCCGGAACTAAATTTGATGGTCGAGCGGGAAGAAATCTACCGGGGCACGCATAAGATCGACAAGGTGCACGGCAAGAACCAGAAAGCGCAAGATGCAGTAGTGGCGCGGAATGTGGTAGCGGAGATCATTGAGGCGGAAGTATCAAGCGACATTCCCACGCCTAAGGTTACACCGCGACACGAGGAGGACGAACAGCTTGCGAAAACCATTGAGGACTATATCCGCAATGAGCTTGACCGGCTGCCCTTCGAGCGCTTAAACGATCAGGACGAGCGAACCACACCGACGCACGGCGGCGATTTGTTCCTTGTGGAGTGGGACAACACCAAGCGGACGCACACCACACGCGGCGCGCTGAGTGTTACGCTGCTGCATCCCAAGCAGTTTATCCCACAGCCGGGCGTTTACAGTATCCCGGAGATGGATTACTTTTTTATTCAGCTCGCACAGAGCAAGGAGTACATCAAGAAGAAGTACGGCAAGGACGTATCCGCTGAGGACGAGGAGCAGCCGGACGCACGCGGCTTTGAGCAAAGCGTGGTAGATGATCTGGTAACGGAGAATATCGGATACTTCCGCAACTCGGACGGCGGCATTGGGCGCGTGGCGTGGTGCAATGACGTACTGCTGGAGTACATGGAGGACTATCAGGCGCGGCGCATTAAGACTTGCAGCAAGTGCGGCGCGGATATGCAGGGCTCTTACTGCCCGTACTGTGGCAGTAAGAGCGGCGAACAGAAAACCGTCAAGGACTTTGCGCGGACGGACGAGAACGGTATTCCGATGACCAAGATGGTTGAACATATCAGCCTTGATGAGAAGGGCAACCCTACCGTTACACAGCACGAAGAAAACGACATGATACCGTACTATAAGCCGGATGTGTATCCGGTGGTACTGCGGCGCAATGTGTCCGTTGTGGGTAAGCTGTTAGGGTCTTCTGACGTGGACATGATACGGGATCAGCAGATGCTTGTAAACAAGCTCGACAGCGCAATTTCGCAAAAGCTGCTGGGCGGCGGCTCGGTTATCACCCTGCCAAAGGGCAAGCAGATTAGACGCACGGACGAGAATTTCAAGGTTTTTGAGATTGACAGCCCGGAAGAAAAAGCAATGGTTGATGTGCTGACCCTGCAGCCGGATATTTCTCGCGATATGGCGTTTGAGGACAGCACCTACACGGCAATGCGCAACCTTATCGGCATTACGGATTCGTTCCAGGGACGCAAGGACAGCACGGCAACGAGCGGCACGGCAAAGCAGTTTGCGGCGGCACAGACCGCCGGACGACTGGAAAGCCGGAAGGTGATGAAGAACGCCGCCTATGCGGATTTGTTCGAGGTTATGTTTAAGTTCTTACTGGCGTACAGTGACGAGCCGCGGCCGATGGTTTACAAGGACACCAACGGCACGCAGATGTACGGCACGTTTAACAAGATGGACTTCCTCAAGGTGGATGAGGCGGGCGAACCGTACTGGAACGATGAATTTCTGTTCAGCGTAGACCAGACCGCGCCGCTTGCGGGCAACCGTGAAAACCTCTGGCAGGAGGCGAGAATGAATCTCGAAAACGGCTGCTTCGGAGACCCGGCCGATATGCAGAGCCTCTTGACGTTCTGGACGATCATGGAGGGGCTGCACTACCCGCTGGCAAGCGAGGTAAAACAGCAGCTTTCCGAACGGCTGGAACAGCAACAGCAGATGATGGCACAGCAGCAGGCAATGATGCAGCAGAGCATGCCGACCGAGATTTCAGACCCGACGCAGGCGGTAAATCTGGATGATATGCCGAGTTATCAGGAGGGAGGCGGTAGCCTTGGTATGTCCGGTATGTAAAATCGACACCAAGACCGACACTGTGGACGGTAAGCTCGTGCTTATCTGCAAAAATCCGCAGTGCCCAAACTATAAGCAGATTGTAAAGGAGGTGAAATAGTATGGCAAAGTGTGCAACTCTGGCCGGTAAGGTGAAGAACTCCGGCAGCATGGAGGTCAAGGCGCTGTATCAGCAGACCAAGACCAAGAAGCCGACCGTTAAGACCGGCGGCGATCTGCGCTCCTCTAAGAGCGGCAAGTAAAAGGGAATAGCGGAACCGTCCGAAAGGGCGGTTTTTTTATGCCCAAAATCGCATGGAACAGCGTAAAAATCCGGAAAGGAACACCCAAATGGAAGAAATTATGGAAACCGAAGTGGAAACCACCGAGGCAGGCGTAAACGAGCCGGAATCCGCCGAACCGGCATCCATCGGCCCCGAGGAAACAGGCGAAAACGAGCAGCAGACCGCCGAAGCTGCGCCCGAGGGAGTACAGAGTGCGGAAGATAACGCACGATTTGCCGCTGCAAGACGCAGAGCGGAAGCGCAGTTTAACGAGCGCATTCAGCAGGAGCGACAGGCGGCAAAGGATGAGGTCATCCGGCAGATGTACGAGGGTCAGCTTGACCCGTACACCAACAAGCCGATCACCTCTGAGGCTGATTTGCAGGCGTATCAGCAGGCATATCAGCGCGACCAGATGCAGCAGGCAGGGCTCGACCCGTCCATGCTCGATCAGATGATCGCAAACAACCCCACTGTCCGACAGGCGCAGGAAGTGCTTGACCGTGTGCAGATGGAGGAGGGCGAGCGGCAGATGAACGAGGCAATCAAGGAGATTTCGCACCTTGACCCGTCCATTACCGACGTTGCTGCACTGGCAAACCACCCGAACGCACCCGTTTTTAACGAGTACGTCAACAGAGGCTATTCGCTCGTTGACGCGTTCCGCCTTGCAAACTTTGACCAGCTGACCGGCAAGCGCGCAGCAGCGGCAAAGCAACAGGCCATGAACAATGTCAACGGCAAGAGCCACCTGACCACCACAGCAGGCAATGCGGGCGGTGACGATATTGTAATCGACCCGCAGGAAATGCAGATGATGAAGCACGCATTTCCGAACCTTACCCACGCACAGCTTGTGGAAAAGTTCAAAAAATACAAGTAAAAGGAGATTTTTTCATGTTTAAGATCGCATATCGCCGTGTGGCTGATGTGTCCCCGTTCGTTTACCTTCCCGGCGCGGACGGCCTGACCCTCGGCATGGCGGCTACTCTGACTTCCGGCGCGCTGGCAAAGGGCACCGCTTCCGTCAAGCCAACTCACATTATCATGGGTCCCAAGCGCGAGGACGGCAATTACCCGGCTATCGAGGTAAACGACAACATCGTATTTGAGACTACTTCGACCGCCACCGTTGCGCAGACCGTCGTCGGCTCGGCTGTCACTCTGGCAGCTGATGCGCTGACCGTTACCGCGACCACCACCAAGGGCGTTTTCAAGGTTCTGACCACCGACGGCGCTACCACCAACTCGACCGTTACCGGTGTGTTTGTTGATCCGGCAGCGGTTGCCGCCTAAAAAAGAGAGGAGACAAGATAATTTATGGCAGGCATTACTTTTTCTGAGGGTTCCGGCGTTGCGGATTCCTTCTTCGGCAAATCGCAGGCTCCCATCAAGGCAATCATCGCAGACCGCGTAGAGAGCTTTCAGGAGCAGAGCATGATCGACAAGGTATTCTATATGGATACCACCACCAACTACGCAGAGAAGTACACCTCTGCAACTGCGCTGGGTGATTTTCAGGACGTAGGCGAGAACGGCGCGTATCCGCTGACCTCTGTACAGGAGGGCTACAGCAAGATCATCGAGCCGACCACCTGGAAGAGCCGCTTTGAAGTTACCCGCGAGCTCATCGAGGACAGCAAGTTCAATCTGGCTGAATCCCGCGCACGCAAGTTCGGTGCAAGCTACAACCGCACCCGTGAGAAGTTTGCAGCGGACATGATCGCTGGCGGCGTTGGCACTTCTATTGCGTTCGGCGGCAAGAAGTATGATACCACCTCGGCAGACGGCGTTTCGCTGTTCTCCAACGCGCACGGCTCGGCGACCAAGGGCTACAAGAACCAGTCCAACCGCTTCAAGTACACCGCAGGCACGGACAAGTACACCGATATTCTGGATGCGGCACAGGAGCAGATGCAGGACATCCGAGACGATGACGGCAACCTGCTGAACATCAAGCCGGACACCATTATTATTCCGAACTCCGGCAAGCTCAAGCGTGAACTGTTTGCGGCTATCGGCTCTGAGCTTGACCCGAACACCAACAACAATGCGTTCAACTTCCAGCTCGGTCTGTGGAACGTTCTGGTATGGAACTACCTTCCCAAGACCATCGGCGGAAAGGAGTATTTCATGCTGCTCGATTCCGACTACAATAAGGACGCTATGTGTATGCCGTGGCTCGACCGCGTATCGCTGACCGTGCGTTCCTCTGTGGACGAGAACACCGATGCGAACTACTGGTCCGGCCGCGCACGTTTCGGTGCAGGCTTCAACGACTGGCGCGCAATCTCTATTGTTGGCGATACGCTGGCAAACGGTACGCAGCTGCTGTAAAGACTACGGCGGGGATTTTCCCCGCCGTTTCCCTTTTAAGGAGTGATTTTATGACGTGGGAGCAGATTCAAAAGGCTGCACTCGATAAGATTTTCTCACGCCTGAACTACGGCACGGAGGTTTCGCTGACTTCTCCCGATGTGGCGGACTATGTGCGGGCAATGCCGCACGCGGCATGGTTTGCAATGGTGGACCTTGCCGAGGTCATGCCGATTTACAAATCCGTGGAAGTGGAGCTGCCGGACGATGATGCGGAAGGCTATCGGCTGTTTCATATCCGCGAGCTTGCACCGGATTTCATGCGGTTCTGCCCAGACAGACTGACGATCATGGGCGAGAACAACACGTTTATGCGCGTGAACGACTATCAGTTTGACGGCATGGACACGCTGTTTGTCCCGGCGGAGTACGTCGGTACGCTTGTGATCTGGTACGAGGCATACCCGGAGAACATCGACGAGAGCACGCCGGGCGACACGACGTTTTCTCTGCCGGAGGAAGCGCAGCGGGCGATTCCGCTGTATATCGCGGCGGAGGTGTTCAAGGAAGATGATATTTCCATGGCGACGCAGTATCTGAACGAATATGAGAACGTAAAGCAGATGCTTGCAAGCAGGAGACAGCAGACTTCGAGCGGCGGCGCGTGGCGCTCGGTTACGGGGTGGGTGTAAATGGCAACATACAAGATTCCCGATTCCCCGAAAAAGTACAAGACCGAGTATTCCAGCTTTAAGGGTGTGGATTTGTCAAGCAACCCGACACAGGTTGATTCTGCACGCGGCGCAATGGGAACGGTAAACCTGATTTCGGACAGCGGCGGCTTTCCCGAAAAGCGCAAGGGATGGCGCGTACTGCTGAATGTCGAGAAGCCGGTAAACGGCCTGTATCGCGGTATTATCAAGGACAAAGAATACTTTCTTGTGCATGGCGGTACACGGCTGTACAAGTGGACGGAGAACACCTTAACAGAGCTGAAAAGCGGACTGACGAACAAGCAGGGCACCTCGTTTACGCTGAACGACAAAATGTATGTGCTGACGGGCGGCGAGTACCTTGTGTTCGACGGCGAGACCGCCAAGGACGCAACAGCGGACGCTTACGTTCCGACTACTACCATTGCCAACAAGCCGACGGGCGGCGGCACGGCATTCGAGGATGTCAATTTACTTTCGAGCAAGCGCAAGAACGGGTTCTGCGCGGACGGCTCGGCAACGACGTATCAGCTGGACACCACCGACATTGAAAGCATTACAGAGGTTAAGGTAGATGATAAGGTGTGGGAGAGCAGCAAGTACACGCTGGACAAGACCAAGGGACAGGTGAAGTTCACGACCGCACCGCCGAAACCGGCGATCACCGGCAAGGACAACGTGGTCATTACGTTTGTGAAGCCGGTGGAGGGCTACAAGGAGAAGATCACCAAGTGTACCATTGCCGCAATCTATGGTGGCAAGTCACAGGACAGGGTGTTCCTTGCGGGCAACCCGGACGAGCAGGACAAGGACTGGCGGTGTGAGAGCAACAATCCGCTGTATTTTTCCGATCTTTCCTATACCAAGGTGGGCGCGGACGGCGCGGCAATCGTCGGCTATACGGCGATCTCGGACAGTCAGGCAATCGTCAAGTCGGATGACCGCAGCGAGACCACGATCTATTTCCGAGGTTACAGCATTAACGACAACACAAGCGCAGTACAGTTCCCGGTACGCAGAGCGACAGCCGGTGCCGGTGCAGTGGCAAAGCACGCATTTGCGTATCTGCCGGAAGAACCGGTATTTCTCTCTCGAACGGGCGTGTTTGCGCTGACAAGCAGCAATATCACGGCTTTGCAGGTGGCAAGAAACCGTTCCTACTATGTGGATGCGGCACTGACCAAGGAAGCACATCTGGAAAACGCCTGCGCTGTTGTGTGGAACGGCTATTATGTGCTGGCGGTAAACGGACACTGCTATGTTATGGACACAAACCAGAACGTAGCGTACAAGCCGCAGTCCTACGGCGATTACGTTTACGAGTGCTACTACTGGAACAACTTCCCGGCGGTACGCATGATGGAAAGCAGGGGAAACCTGTATTTCGGCACATCGGACGGACGTATCTGCAAGCTGAACACGGATATTGACACTATGCAGGCGTATTCGGACGGCGGCACGCTCGGTGAGGACGGCAGAATTACCGGCGGTACGGCAATCTCGGCAGAGTGGCACACCAAGGCGGACGATGACGGCGACTTTATGACGTACAAGACCATGGTAAAGCGCGGCAGCGGCGTTATGATGAAGCCGTATGCGCGTTCCTCGGTAAAGGTGTTCGCCCGGACAGAACGTGATTTCGGACGGCAGATTCGGGAACAGCTGATCGACATTTTCAGTTGGGAGGATATAGACTTTACCCGGTTTACGTTCTTTTCCAACGATGCACCGCAGGTTGTGCCGTTCAACAGCAAAGTAAAGAAGTACAAAACAATGCAGCTGATTATCAAAAACGATACGCTCAATGAGGCGTTCGGTATTTTTGGTATCATCAAGCGTTACACCATCGGAACAAGTGTGAGGTGATACATTGGCTATTTCCGATTACAAGATCACAGCAGAGGATATTGCAAAATACGGCTGCGTCAGTCTGCCGGACACGCTGACCGGCGACGCACAGGAAAACAAGGCGAAGTTTGACCGCCTTGTGCGGGAATGTGTAGCAAATGCAGTAAACGCAGTGATTGACCACATGGTTCTCGTAGAGAATGAAGCGCAGGACTGGGCGAGCGCGGAAGCACTGCGCGTTCAGGCAGAAGCCGCACGAGTGGCAGCGGAAAACCTGAGAGTGCAGGCGGAGAATGACCGTGCGGACACAGAGACCGCAAGAGCGGCGGCAGAGACGGCCCGCGTACTGGCAGAGAACCTTCGTGCGGAGGCAGAGACCGCCCGCGCCAATGCGGAGAACAAGCGCGACACAGCAGAAAAGAGCCGCGTTTCCGCTGAGACCGGCAGAGTGAACGCCGAATCTGCCCGCGTGACGGCAGAAAGCCAGAGGGCGAACGCAGAGAGCGTCCGTGCACAGAATGAAGCGGCGCGTATTTCTGCCGAGACCGGCAGAGCGGATGCCGAGGCAGACCGCGTTTCTGCCGAGGATACCCGAATTGCAAACGAGAATGCACGGAAATCTGCTGAGACAGACCGCGCCGCTGCGGAGACTGTGCGCGAAAGCGGCGAGAACGCAAGAAAATCTGCGGAGAATGCACGTGCGAGTGCGGAACAGCAGAGAGAGAGTGCGGAAAGCACCCGTCAGACCGCAGAACAGAGCCGCGCCGCTGCGGAAACCGCCCGTCAGACCGCCGAGAAAGCACGCAACGTGTGGGAGGAGTACAGCACGGGCAAGGCGTATGTACCTGGAAACAAGGTCAGCTTTAACGGCTCGTCTTATGTATGCACGGCTGCAACGACCGGACACGCGCCGACCGATACCGCGTACTGGCTGCTGATCGCGCAGAAGGGCACGGACGGCAAGGGCGCAGGCGATATGCTGGCGAGTGTTTACGACCCTAAGAGCAAAAAACAGGATGTGTTCCAGTATGCGGATACCAAGGCGAGTGTGGCAAAAAGTGCGGCGGATGCTGCGCAAACCAACTTGAATACGCATATTACCAACAAAAGCAATCCGCACAACGTTACAGCCGAGCAGGTTGGTGCTGCCGCGAAGGATTTAAGCAATGTGCAGTTTGGACTGGCGTTTGTGGCGGCAACGCTGCCGAATTCGGCGAACTGGCAGTCAGTTTGCTACGGCAACGGAAAATTCGTTGCCGTAGCAGCTGGCACCAACAAAGCAGCGTACAGCGTAGACGGTATCACATGGACAGCGGCAACCCTGCCGAGTTCAGCAAATTGGACTTCGGTATGCTATGGTGACGGAAAATTCGTTGCGGTAGCAGCTGATAGAAACAGAGCGGCATATAGCACAGACGGCATCGCATGGATGGCGGCAACCCTGCCGAGTTCAACAGACTGGGGTTCGGTATGCTATGGTGACGGAAAATTCGTTGCGGTAGCATATAGCAGCGACGAAGCGGCATATAGCACAGACGGTATCACATGGACGGCGGTGACGCTGCTTAGTTCGACAAACTGGGCTTCGGTATGCCACGGCAACGGAAAATTCGTTGCGGTAGCATATAGCACCAACAAAGCGGCATACAGCACAGACGGCATCACATGGACGGTGGCGACCCTGCCGAGTTCTGCAAACTGGTGTTCAGTATGTTATGGCAACGGAAAATTCGTTGCGGTAGCAAACAGCAGCGACGAAGCGGCGTACAGCACGGACGGCATTACATGGACTGTCGTTACGCTGCCTTCGTCTGATTCTTGGTACTCCGTCACCTTCGGTGATGGTAAATTTGTTGCGGTAGCACAAGACAGTAACGCAGCCGCACATGCGTCTGACGTCGTAGACCGACTTGTAGACGCCGGTTTAGCAAAAGCACCTTCCGCTTGTAAGGTAACTCTCACCGCTTCCGGCTGGGATTCTTCTGCAAAAACCCAATCTGCGACGGTCTCCGGCGTACTGGAAGACGAGAGCAAGCAGCTTATCATCCCCATGCCTGCGGTGGCAAGCATGACGGCGTACAACGATGCGGGTATCCAGTGTACTGCACAGGCGACAGGCAAGCTGACGTTTACGGCAGATACCGTGCCGACGGTGGCTATCGACGTGTATGTGACCATTACGCCGGTTAGCTTTTCGTGAGGTATCCAGATGATTTATAATTTTCCGAGGAAGAAAAGAAAACAAATCACAAATTATTTGACGTTCTCATCTCCTAATCCGTTTTCAATCAGAGTGGAAACTCCGGGATGGGACGGAAAACTGTATTACTCGACGGATACCAAGAGATGGGTGGAATGGACGGGAAACGAGGTAAATGCCACAGAAGCAGACGGCATTTATGCGTTATATTTCAGCGGCACAGGGAACACAAAAATCGCAGGTGGTTCCTCTTATAAATGGACGCTCAACGGCAGTAGTATTTCCTGTACAGGTAATATCGAAAGTCTGCTGGATTACGAAACAGTAGCGGCAGGGCATCACCCGACGTTGGCGGATTCCTGCTATAGCTCTATGTTCTCCGACTGCACAAGCCTAACAACAGCACCGTCACTTCCGGCAACAACGTTGGCGAAGTATTGTTATAGCTCTATGTTCTACGGCTGCACAAGCCTAACAACAGTACCGTCACTTCCGGCAACAACGTTGACGGATTACTGCTAT